TCCTTTGCTACTGGAACATATTGCTGAGAAGTGTCAGCCATCTTAGCCTTGACTTCATATAACTTAGCCTTTACTTCTTCATTGGCTTTGACCTTCTGCATATCCTCACGAGTAGGCTTCTTGTCGGTATCCAAAATCAAGCTGAGGGCGCGCCCTACCGCAGAAGTAACTGTGTCCTCTACATAGAACTTGCGCATTGATACTGGGTAAGTTGATGCAACTCCAAATGCGTAATCAACACCTGCTGGCAAGGTATCTTCATGCTCACGATAAACCTCTGCCATGGCTAGGACTTCGCCCTTGGTGTTGTCTAGGCTAATAACCTTGGTGACAATCCTGCCGCTCAAGTGCAATTTTTGAAACCTTGAAACACGATCTGCAACAGTCTCATAATCATCTAGATTAAACATTTTGCTCCCAATCCTCTACACATGATCCGAAATAGAAACATGGACATTCTTCACCCTTACACATATAAATCGTTCTCCTCTGTGTGTAATTGACCGGCTATGGCAACATACGCTGCGAGGTCGATGTAAGTGTCTGGCTTAGCAGTTTCCATTGACCTTGCGACTTTGACCAATGCCATACACATCGCCACTTGATAATCTGTAATTGGCATCTCGAGGTATGAGCTCCAGAGTGCTGCTGTCCTTTGCATATTGTCTGACGGGTGACCGTAATCAAGTCCTCGGTCTTGGATAGTAGCTCTCGCTTCGTTGAGGTAATCACGGGCGTTCATCGATTGCCCTGAAACTGGCGTTCACGATCTTCATAGTGACGGCGTACAGCCATTCTGCCTTCGACCTTGCCATCTGAGTTGCCTGCGTAATATCCCAGCCCGTAAGTAATAACCGAGAAGAGAAATGTCATTAGATAAACATTCATTTCAAGCCCTTTCTGTTGTTGTTAGGGCTAGATTACATCAGGCGTATGCGACAGCCGCCTTTTTTAGATAACGAAATGATAACGATTTGAGACGGGTCTTCATCTTCAAAGTCAGGAATCCCGATCTCAGCGCACTCTGCCATAGACCTTGCCCTGAACGATAAAAGTGCCGTTCTTTTCAATATGGATAATGTCCACCTGAACGTTAGAACCCTTGACGTACATGATTGCAAAGGCTTGCTGCCAATTAGCCGTTCCCTTGGTGTATGAGGCTTGTCTAAAGTCCATGAGATTACCTACCTCAACTCCATGCAGAACACGCCCTAAACGGCCACCAGAGGCTTCTGTGAAGGCGCTACGCCCTGCCCTGTGAGTATGTCCTGAGATGACATTCTTGCCATGCCTACGGGCTGCCTCAAGGGCTGAGAGCCCACCCTGCTGCTTGATAGGCGTATGGTCTCCATGAACTGCAATCCAGTTAGGCGCTATGTTCATAGGGTTCTTATGGAAGGTTATGCCAAGCTCATCGAACTTCATAAACTTCTCAAAGCGCAGCTCTGGCAAGGATAGGAATGAGGGAATCTTTTTCATGATGATGTTATATAAACGATCCGTGTGATTAGAACGCAAACAATCCGTGACCCCCAGTTCCCAGAGTAAGTCAACGCAACGGTCTCGGTCATCGCCGAGGCTCTGCTCATAGGCTTGAGGCGTACCTTCTGACCATTTAGAAATAGTCTGGAAGTCAATCTCGTCACCGATTGTTACTGTCTGGTCTGGCTTAAACTTCTGTAGGAATCTTGCTATGTTCTGAGTTAGATGTACATCTTCAAAGGGAACTTGTAAATCGCTCAGAATTACGATTCGCTTCATTAGTCCTCGTCATCGTCATCGTAGGGTATGTTGTCGATTCGATTGGGAAGGTTAGGGATCAGCCAGTCAGGAAAAGCTTCACGATCAGAGAGCAGCCAGAAGGCATGAGTCTCTGAGAAGCCAGCCTTGCGCAAGCTCTTATAGAACTCGTTAAGGGCTATCGCATAAGCATCGAGCGCGCTGTAAGTATCGAGGTCGATGACTGGTCGCTTTCTCGCCATGAGATAAGTGTTACTTACCTAACATCTCGATTATGGTATCGACACGCGTCTCTAGGCGATTGACCTGATCCTTAATACTAGAACCGCCGTTGGGCTTTAGCTCTGTCAGGTAATGCTTAATCATAAACTGAGTGTAAGTTGCCACGCCGCCTAGGACTGTGATTACTCCTACAGCCCAAGCTGCGAGATCAACTGCGTTCATCGTTTAGGAGTTGCGTATCCGAATACGCCAGCCACGATTGAACCTAGGATAGAGCGGTAGTCCAGAGCGAAGTTAGAGGTTGTACCCCATACTGCTAGAAATGCTCCAATAGATACTATTGCAGGGTGCTTCATGTTCATGTTGTGCCGCCTATCATTGGGATTTTATTAAAGAACGAACCGTCTGTATCGCCCTTTGTAGTGAAAGAGATATGGCAATGATGGTCATGCGGATTGATTCCAGAATACTTGCGCCAGCGCCACCCCATGCGAGGGGAAGCAATCTTTCCTGCGAATATGATGTAAGCAATGCGCTTGTCAGACTTTGCCGCGTGTCGAATCTGATCCGCAAGGTCAGGCATGAGGTCAGGCTTTTTCTTTCCAGATAGATCCCTGTCAATATCAATGGCTCTGACGATACCCTTTGCATCAGGCACGTGATCAGAAGTACGTGCTTGGTGACGAGCATCGCCAATCCAGCCGTCTGAGGCTCGATCTCTTTCTGGATAAGTATCATCTATCTGAAGCCTTAACTGCTGACCGGCTTTGCATAACTTGGGAGTCATGCCAGTAAGAGTTTAGCTTCGTCTGCTGTAATGCCTAGCTTCTCAAGTAGAGCATCCTTAGCGGTTGCATCTGCTTCTGCCTTTGCATCGGCTTCTGCCTTCTGCTCAGCTGCTAGTTCTGCCTGATAGGTAAGTTCTGCAACCTCGGCATCGGTGAGTTCAATGATTGACTCCACGCCTGTTTCGCAGTTGATTTCGATTCGTGTTGGATTAGGCATTTTTGACTCCATATAGATAGGCGGTTGAATTGGTTGCTAGGTTTGCAGATTGTCCATAAACTGAAATTGCGTTGATTGCTGTGGTCTGACTCCAAAGCCCTGCAATCATAAGAGCATAAGCCGTAGTTGCATTGTTCTCAGTTACCGCATCTGCTGAATAAGATTTATTGCTAGAACCTGCATAGTTAGGGAAGTACACGCTTACATTAGTGAAGGTGCTGGCTGTTGTGGCTGTGCCATTTACCAATCCAATTTGTCCACCGATATCAACTGATGCTGATGAAGCTGATGCGCCGTTGCCAACTAAATAACGCCCTGTAAAATTAGCAGCAGAGGTGTTCAGCTTGATGGCTAGGTTATCAATGCTTGTTCCTGCGCTTCTAACGCTAACAACTAAACATAGGTCTGTGTAAGTGCTTGGAATTGATGAGAAGTCGATTGATGAGACTGACCCACCGGCTGTCGAGCTTGCAATTAGTTCAAATGTATTTGCCATTATGCCGCCTGAATTCCGTATAGGGTAAAGGTAGAGCCGGTATTCCAGTTACCGCCACCAGCGCCAAGGTCAATTGTTGTGATTGCGGCAGTATTGCGCCACAAGCCAACCCAAGCAGTAACAGAGTCATCTGCTCGATTGTGTCGATTTATTACAGTTTTGTTTGTTGTGGTATTTGAATAATTGTTAATATAATAAATAATGTTGCCAATTGTTGAAGTACCTAATCCACCTGTAAGTATAGAGGTTTGATTTGCCGAGCCGCCCGTGCTAGCAGATGAGCCATTACCAGCTAAATATCTCCATGAATAGTTTGAACCGCTATCAGAGTTAAAGCGCAAAGTTGGGTTATTTGCTGTAGATACAGTTCCTGCTACTACTAAGATTAAATCGGTATAGCCTGAGAATGAATTGAATGAAACTGTTGCCTGTGCGCTTCCCAGCGTTGTGGTCGCTATTGGGGTGTATGTTGATCCGGCTGCCATGATTACCCCTTAACTCCGTATAGTGCAAATGATGAATATTGAAGCCAGTTATTAGAACATACTAAAGTTATTGATGAAACCGCAGAAGTAGAACGCCAAAGCCCCGAACGGAGTCCTATCGTTCCTGTAGAATTATCATCGTAACCCCAAAGGCTTCGTGCTGTCTTATTCTTGTTAGTATCGGCATAATCTAAAATATCAATGACCATGCCACCAAAACAGTTTGCATTGTTGTTTGCTGCTGTCTCGTCTGCGATTCTGATAAAGGTTGTAGAAGTACCGCCGTTCGCAGTAACGCTTGAGCCGTTGCCATTTACTTGATGCCATGAATAGTTTGAACCGTTATCAGAGTTAAATGTCATATTGGTCTGATCATAGGTGTATGGACCGGAAGCGCGAGCGATTGCCCTGATTTGAAGGTGCTTAAATGTGCTTGGAATTGATGAGAACGATACAGAACTTGAACCGCCTGAACCCACGGTTACGGTCGCAATAGACTCATAACTGTTAGTAACAGGCGCGGTAGGCGCTGAGAGCGTACCGGCTACGATTGCTCCAATCATTAGGCAATGCCACCTGCGACATACCAAGTGTCTGTTGCTGTCTTAATGCAGACGGCTGTCTTGTACTGAGCCAAGGTAGGAGAAGCTGCTACAGCGCCGGCTGAAAGAACTGTTGTTGTGCCTGATGTGACTGCCGAGATTGTGCAGAGTCCAGCGCCCTTGTTGAGAACTGTGATTGCTGTGCCTACTGGGAAGGCAACCGAAGCGTTGGTAGGCAGCTTGAACGCCACGGCTGTTGCCTTG